GCTTTGGCATCCAGTGGCGTTGTAACCCTCGACGTTCCTCGCAACGTCATTGTTGACGCTGCCGGTGCGGCTACTGCTGTTCTTACGGTTACTGGTACGGACGTTTATGGCGTTCCGATGTCGGAAGCTATCACCCTGAATGGCACGACTGCTGTTGCTGGCAAGAAGGCATTCAAGACAATCACCAGCGTAGCAGCTTCGGCTGCAGCCACCGATTTCTTCGTTGGCACTGGCGATGTGTTTGGTCTTCCTTTCCGCTCGGATAGCCGTAACTACTGCTTGACCGCTTGGAACAGCGCATTTGTTACGACTGGCACGTTTGTGGCAGCTGTAACGACCGACCCCGCGACCACCACTACTGGCGACGTTCGCGGAACCTACGCGGTTCCAGACGCAGCTGATGGCTCTAAGCAACTGACTGTTTGGATGTTCATTGAAAATCCAGACTCAGTGACGGGCCTCTATGGCGTGACACAAGCCTAATGATTGGGGCGGCCTTCGGGTCGCCCTAGTTACATGGAGACGGTGATGCGGGCGAAGAAGGACTTTCAGTTTAAGGCGAAGCATAAGAACCCCAAGGGCGGTCTCAACGAGGCTGGTCGTAAGGCGTATAATGCAGCCACTGGATCGAACCTTAAGCGTCCGCAGCCGGAAGGTGGCTCTCGTCGTGATAGCTTTTGTGCCAGAATGAAGGGCATGAAAAAGAAACTGACATCCGCCGAGACCGCCAAAGATCCGAATAGTCGGATCAACAAATCACTCAGAGCGTGGAACTGTTAACATGCGTGGAAAAAAGAATTTCATTGCTGAGGCTATCAAGAAGCCCGGCGCACTTCGTAAAGCGCTTGGCGCTAAAGCTGGAAAGCCTATCCCCGCAGGAAAGCTGGAGGCAGCCGCTAAGGCACCCGGTAAAATGGGCCAGCGCGCACGCTTCGCTATGACACTTAAAGGAATGAAATAATGGCTGACGCAGTTAATTCCCAGACTCTATTTGACGGCGAAAGCCAAGCCGTCATGAAGTTCAATAACGTGTCCGATGGCACGGGTGAGAGCGCTGTTCTCAAGGTTGATGTATCAGCTTTGACTGCGAACAATGTCGGAAAGGCATGCTCTGCCGTTTCAATTCGTCGGATTACAGCGATGGTTAACGGCATGTCGGTTAACCTCCTGTGGGATGCAGATACTGACGTGAGCGCGGTTATTCTTGCTCCGGGCATGTACACCCTGAACTTTGATGACACAGCTATTCTGGGCAACAATGCCGGCACGGGTAAGACTGGCGACATTCTTTTCACAACCGTCGGCGCTTCGTCCGGCGACACATACAGCATCATCCTTGAGATGATCAAAACTTACGCCTGATAGGAGTTTATTATGATTCTTCGTAGATACACAAACGCAAATGGTGACCAGCAGGAAATCAGCCTTTCTCAAGAAGATTGGGAAAAGGTGACTGAAGAGTCGCTTGAAATGATGCTCGGCTTTAAGGATGCGCCTGAACCTGCTGCTGAGGCCGCTGTCGTTGAGGAAGCTCCCGTCGTTGAAGAGGCTCCTGCCGCTGAAGAAGCGCCAGTTGTCGAAGAAGCCCCTGCTGCTGAAGAGGCCCCCGTCGCTGAAAAAGCGGCAGTTGTCGCAGAAGCGCCTGCCAAAAAGGGCAAATAATGCGCGGGAAAAAGGAGGTTTGGGAAAAGCCACGGCCCAAAGGTCTTGGCTCACCCAAACCTTTATCATCTTCTCAGAAGCAAAAAGCTAAAGCCATTGCCAGCAAGTCAGGGAGCAAGTATCCTTCGCTGGTAGCAAACATGCAGGCGGCGAAGAAAAAATGACCACTAGCGGCACGTACACATTCGGTGACACCGAACAGATCGATATCATCACTGAGGCGTATGAGCGCGTCGGTCGGCTTCCGTCTACGCTTGCGTCCAATGACATCGATAGTGCGCGCCGCTCCATTAATTACATGTTCTCCGACTGGGCCAACAACGGCCCAAACCTGTGGGCTGTGGATCTCCAGAGCATCACTCTGACTCCGGGCACACTGTATTACGAACTTGAGCCGCGCACGGTTTCAATCCTTCAGGTGTACACGCGCACCACATCTGGTGGCATAAACACTGACCTGATGATGTCGCCGATTAGTCGGGCGGAATACGACGCGATTCCAAACAAGGCGCAGCTTGGCCAGCGCCCTTTCCAATACTATTTTCAGCGCACCATCACTCCACGCCTGTATATTTGGCAAGCTCCGCAGGATGCTGGCGTTACGCTATTTTATCACCGCATGAAAATCCAAGAGGATGCCGGTGACTTCACTGATAGCATGGATGCGCCAAACCGTTGGATGGAGGCTATTGCCGCCGGCCTTGCCGCTAAGCTCGCGGTGAAGTTTGCGCCGGATCGCCTTAGTTTCCTTCAGGGTTTAGCGGATAGTTCATACGAACGCGCCGCAGCCGAAGATCGCGAAAAGGTTCCGCTTCGTATCACCATTAATCCTTGGGGCTACTAATGCAGTACGGATTCGGACGCGGTAAAAAACATCGGACGCAACCGAAGTTTGCCGTAAAGTCGCCGCAGGGTCTTGCGATATGTGACGGCTGCGGCTTTATGGTTCAGCACACGGAGCTGCGTCAGAAGCAAGACTATCGTGGTGGCTCAGTGCCTGTTGGCCTTAGCTTGCGCGTTTGCGCCTCTTGCGATGATGTACCGCAGCCATATTTTGGCCGCTTACTTCTACGAGCCGATCCTATACCACTGCAAAATCCTCGTCCAGATTCACAGGACGCACAAACGAATGCGCAAGAAGCGGCTGCCAATGCAGTTTCTTTATATCTCAACCAGCTTTATGGATTATCATAATGGCAAATAAAAAAATCACAGACCTCACGGCGGCCACAACTCCACTCAGCGGCAACGAGCTGCTGGAAGTCGTGCAATCTGGCAGCAGTGCTAAGGCAACCGCTACATCGATTGCGAACACGTTCAGTAGCACACTGGGCGTCGCCAATGGCGGCACCGGGGCAACCACCCTCACGGGATATGTAAAGGGCAGCGGAACATCAGCAATGACGGCGGCTGCGACAATCCCTTATGCGGATGTGGCTGGCCGGGCTTACATTTCTGCGTATGATAGCACAGATCAAACTGGCAGCGTTTCGGCTGCCACTGCGATAAAACTTGCATCAACGTCTTTCAGCTCAGGCATAACCATTGCGAATAACGGAAGCGGAGATCCAACGCGGATTACATTTGCTGTCGCCGGCACATACGCAATAATGCCAAGCCTACAGTTCGCCAACTCTGATGCAAATGATCACGAAGTTAATATCTGGTTCCGTAGAAACGGCACTGATATAGCTAACTCAAATACGGTAATCAGCGTTCCAAAGGCAGCTGATGGCGGTAATACATTCTTCCAGATTGCCCTGTACGAACAGGTGACTGCCGGCCAATACATTGAGGTTATGTGGCTGCCTGTGAACACGAGCGTCACGCTTGATTACATTGCCGCTGGGGCAATTGCTCCCGCAGCGCCCTCCGTCATTATCTCGTCTGAGCGAATCGCATAATGATTGAGCAGCTCATCTCTCGCGTATTTTACGCCCGCAACCTCGCTCACTTTGCGCACTGGCGCGCCAAGGGTGATGGTAGCTATGCCAAGCACAAGGCACTGGGGAAGTTTTACGATGGCGTAATCGATGCGATTGATCCGTTGGTCGAGGCTTACCAAGGCGCATATGAGCTGATCGGCGCTATTCCAGTTCCCGGTGAAATGGAGAAGGATATTCTGAAGTGCCTTGAATCCGATGCTGCTTGGATTGAGGCCAACCATGAGAAGATCTGCAAGGGCAACCGAGCCGTTGCGAATCTGATTGACACGCTGACCGCCGTATATCTCTCTGCAATCTATAAGCTGCGGAACCTCAGATGATGGATACCGGCACCCTCTTTACCATTCTCGGCTTCGTCATCACCGCCTTGAGCTTTATAGGGGCTTTGATAACCGTCTGGGTTAATCTTACCAATAAGCTGACGCTGCTTGAGGCGCGTCTCGGCTTTGGCGACGAGAAATTCAACGCCATCGATAAAAAGTTTGACGAGGTAATGATGCACCTCCGACGCATTGAGGATAAACTGGACAACAAGGCGGATCGGTGATGAATAAAAGGTATTGGGTTCTTGTGTCTCTCGGCTGGTGTAGCATGGCGCTTGCGCAGACCGCTCCGGTGTCTGTGGCCCCGACCGAATACGTCTACACCACGACAACAACCAGCACATCGGACAACAACAATACGTCCACCAGCACGAATACGAACAACAACAACAACAATTCGACCAGCACATCGACGAACACGAATAACAATAACAGCACGTCTGCCAGCACGTCGGTAAACACCAATACGAACTTCAACACCAGCGAAAGCACTAGCACGTCGGTCAACACGAACAACAACGTGAATGCCAGCACGAGCACGTCGCTGAACACGAACAACAATAACAACGTCAGTTCGTCAACCAACACCAACATAAATCAGAACACTGGGACGATGACCAACATCAACCAGAATACGAACATAAATTCTGGCACGATGACGAACATTAACCAGAACACCAACGCCAGCACATCCGAAAATACGAACCGCAATTTTAATACGGATGTCAGCAACAGCACCGTAAATCAGACGGTCAACAGCACCGTCAACACGAACAACACGAACAACGACACCAGCACGATTAACCAAACGACAAGCAGCGATAACCGCAACGTTAATCAGAACAACAACGTCAACGTCTCCGACAGCAAAAGCTACAGCGAGAGCGTTAATCGTCAGGTTATCGACCAGAATATTAAGTCGCCACCGCCCAGCGCCATCGCGCCGTCGATGATGTCCTACAGCCAAGACCTTTGCACCACCGGCCAGTCTGGCGCAGTGCAGACGCAGATTATTGGCCTCTCGGCTGGACGTACTGTGCGCGATCAAAACTGCGAGCGGATGAAGCTATCGAAGACCCTGTACGACATGGGTATGCGCGTCGCCGCCGTGAGCCTCCTGTGCCAAGATCCCCGCGTATTCGGCGCGATGGAGATGGCTGGCACGCCCTGCCCCTTCATGGGTTTGATTGGCGAGGAAGCCCGCGCCGCGTGGACCGAGAACGTCGAGCTTCGCCCTGTCGAG